TCAAAGAAGATGAAATTTTCGCAAAATATGAGCTTGATAAAGACTTCAAAGAATCTGTTCGATACTTTATTCGCAAATTCGCGAATCAATACTATGTAGAACGTTTAACACGTAACATGCAAAAGTATGAAATGCCATATGGCGAAATTATGAATTTTAGTTGTAATGAGGTAGAATGCTAATATGAAAACTATTAGAAACGGTGTTTTTGAAACAAATTCAAGTTCTTGTCACGTTCTAGCTTTGCTAACAACTGAGGAACGTGACGATTTGCTAAATAAGAAAGCAATTCTTCACATTATTCCTGGTGATTATTATGGTCCAGAAAATGAATTGACATCTGACGTCTTGACTTACGATCAGTTTGTTCAGGCTGTATTTGATGAAGTGTTTGCATATAAAGAATTGAAAACGTATCGTACACAAAATGAAAAGCCAATCACAGCTATCGTAAAACAGTTTTGGAAAGATATTGTTGAAGATCGAGCAGCAATACTGGATAATGCATGTTATGATCATTGTTATGAACTTATGGCTGAATGGAACGATATTAAAAGCGAAAAAGTGAAGCGTCGTTTATCAAGATATTTGCAATTCTTGATTCCAACATATACTTATGAACATCTTTTAGAAAACATGGCAGTTAAACAAGTAAATCATAACACGATATATGCAGTATCGTGGGAGAAGGACTACTAAAATGAAAACAATTAGAAATAACGTTTTTGAAACTAATTCATCTTCAACACATTGTATCACACTCGTAGATCTTGAAGATTTCGAAAAGTTCGAGGAGTGTGAAATGCTTCTTAATGAGGGAACTCTAGTTCCTGCAAAGGAAGTATACGACGAAATGATGAAAAATCTAGTCGATATGGAAAAACAGATGACTGAAAATTATAGTAAGACATATAAAGATACTCTTACTTACGAAAACTTCATTACAATCATGCAAAGTTTCTCATATGGCGATCTATCTTATAGCAGCCGTGAAGATTGTAGTGAAGACATTGCTAACGACATTATGGCTGTTAAAGCAGGTATTAATTACGAAGTAACAACTTATAATTGCTTGGGTGGTGAATACTACGAAACATTTGAAGATAGACATACTACAAAGCACGGTGATACAGTAGTTGCTTTTGGTTATTACGGAAGCGAAGGTTAATCATGATTACAGTCAGAAATGGAGTATTTGAAACGAATTCTTCTTCTTGTCACGTTATTACTATTTTTTCTTCAGCTGAACAGAAATGGGTTCTTGACAGAAAGGCAATCATCTATGCACATTCTAAGTCCGATGCTGAAGCAAATATTGCTGAAGTCGTTGATTATGTGAAGTATAAGCAGAAGATGAAAGAAATTCTGGGTGATAGCGATGAAAAGAAAAATGAATTCGTCGAAGAACTTTGGAAGAATATTCTTGAAAGCTTAGCCAAAAATGACTCACTATGGCGTTGTAACTATGAAGAACTTGCTGAAAAGTACAATATCGAAGATACTGAATTTAGTAAGATCGAAGATTTCATGTGTAGTTGTTGTCATGAAGAACAAAACGAATATTGCGTAAGTCATGCTAAGGAAATTGAATTAGCTGGCAGCAAGATGTTAGTAGCTTCTTGGGAAGCATGTTGTTAAAATAGTGAACAATTGATTTTCAATTTATTATACTTTTAATATGTTAAAAATCAATTCAAATTTTTCTGATTATTATGATTGCGCGATTGGTAGTTTTGTCGATTCAGATGTAACTATCAATCGTAAAAATGAAAAAGTCAAAGTTAACATTTTCAACGAATTTCCTAATTCGATTTTGAAAAATTTGAAAATGTATGACTATTCATGGAGCTATCATAAGCAATCAGTTTATGGAGCCAACATGATACATTGTGTTGGCTTTTGTGGTAAGTGGTATTACTTTGTTTGGGTTGAAGTAAAAGACAAAAACGGTTATACTAATTCAGAAAGACGTTATGTAACATTTGATGAAATCATCGAAAATGAAAAGAAGAATTCGATGTTTTCATTCACGAACAAGTATCATGATTTGTCAAATGATAGACGTGATTTGAATAACGACGAATTTTTTACAAAAGACATATTTGAAAAATACGGTCCAATCATGTATTGTCGTGACATGGATTTAAGTCGTCTCGACTATAGCTTTTATAGAAGAACTGAAGACGGATGCATTGAGATCGAAAAATTTCCAAATTTAAAAGAACTTGGATTTTCTAAAGTGGTTGATCCGTATACTGCTTTGAATACGCTTGAACATTGGTATGATGTTCAAGCAAGACCAGATGAAGTCGAAGTACCTGTTGGCGATGATATTACTCGTTTACAAGCATACGGTTTTGATAAAAAGACATCATTCAGAAAAGCAAAGGAAAAATAAAATGTTAGTTTACAGAGTTGAAAATTTGAGCAAAGGTGAAGGTATTTGGCGTGATTTCGAAGGTAATCTCAATCCAGTATTCAACAAATTGTCTGAAGGACTTTGCCGTAGTTTGCTGATGCCACACGCACCAGAAATCTATAAAGCTGACGGAAAGAGTTGGTTTTCTGCTGCTCCTTCTAAGGAAACTTTAAAGCGCTGGTTTAGCAAGCAAGATGTTATTGAACTCATTCAACTCGGTTATGGCGTTTATGAGTTTGATGTTAAAGATGAACGTAAAATTTCTGACTTTGAAGTTATCTTTGCTCGTGATAACGTCATTAGTCAAACTGCAATTAACATGAATGAAATTTGGGAGTAAAAAATGAAGTGGACTATGAAGTGGAATTCTGTTACAGATTCGTGGTTTAAAAGGCATTAAAGAAGGTAAAGTAATGAACAATTCAGGTATTTTTGGACTTAGCTCTAATTCTTCTGTTACTATCAATGGCAAGACTTATGTAGGTCGTAATATTACGATTAACGGTAATAAAGTTAGAGTTGATGGAAATGTTGTAGAAGAAGCAGTAAATATTTACATTAATGTCACAGGTAATGTTGAAAAGATTAACACTACTGGTGATATCAAAGTTCATGGTAATGTTGGCTCTGCTAAAACAGGCGCAGGTGACATTGTTATCGAAGGTAATGTTTCTGGCAATGTAGAAACTGGAGCAGGTGACATCGAAGTTATAGGTGTTGTTTTTGGTGATGTAGAAACTGGAGCAGGAAGTATTCATCATGGTCGTTGAATTTCCATGTAGTGTTTTTACTTGCGATCCTAGATTTAACGAAATCGAACATCAAATCGATGATATGCGTGTAGGTGATTTAAATTCTCACACATTGATTGATGTATGGTATGATGGACCTGATGATTTTGTCTATTGGATAAAAGAAGACATGTATGATGGCAAATACGATTGTATTACTACAATTTTAAGTGTTATTAGACAATATCTTGACTCACGTTCTAGCGATGCTTATGAATTTGAACAAGCTGACATTAATAAATTACTCGAGTACGCTGAGAACACGCAAATAAAAGCAATTTTTCTCGAAAGCTAGTGAACACTTTTAAAAACTTTATTATAATTATCTATAGAAAAAATACAGGAAAAATTAAATGGTAACAACTAATACAGAGTATAATAGTAATTCGATACAGTGTTTAAAATTTCCAGAAAATGTACGACACAGGCCCGATATGTACATTGGTTCGCCTAGTGGTAATCCTAGTGATGGACTTTATCGACTTTGTAGAGAAATTCTTGATAATAGTATTGATGAATACTTGGCAGGTTGTAATTATAACATTGTAATCATGTACGATTCAAAGACTCATCAAACTACTATGATTGATAATGGTCGTGGCATTCCGGTTGGTTGGAATAGTACAGCAGGTATGAATTCTTTGACAGCAGTTGTTACTGAAATTCATGCAGGTGGTAAGTTTGACCATGATGCTTATAAGACTTCTTCTGGTAAAAATGGTGTTGGCGCAAGTGCAGTTAACGCATTGAGTACCATGCTGCAAGTTTGGTCTAATAACAGTGAAGATAGAAAGTGGTATACTCAGACATTTGCAAAGGGTAATCCGACTTCTGAAGTTGAAAAGACAAAGCTTCCTGAAGAATTTAAGCAATACATTAAGAAGACTGGTACAATTGTAACATGGCTTCCTGATGGTGAAATCTTCATTGACAGTATTAAATTGAATGTTAATAGACTTAAGCGAGAATTGCATGACATCATGTATCTCTGTCCAAAGTTGAATATCAAGTTGATTATAGATGGAACAGAACAAGAGTTCTATTCTGAAAAAGGTTTGAGTGAACTTGTTTCAAGATCTAAAGATACAACTGAAAACATTTTTACATTCTCAAATAATGACATTGATGTTGCATTGAACTTCACAAAGAATGAAGGTTATGACTTTAAGTCTTACGTCAATGTATGTTATACGAACTTGGGTGGTACACACCTTAATGGTTTCAAGAAGACTATTCTCGATATCGTAAAGCACAATTCAAAAGAAAAGATTTTGAATGAAGATATTCTTGAAGGCATGGTTGGTGCAATTCATTGTAAGGTTGCAGAACCACAGTATCAAGGTCAGACTAAGAATGAATTGACCAACTCAATTGTTGAAACTCAAGTTATTGCTGCAGTTACACCTGCTCTAACAAAGTGGTTTAAGAAGAATAAAACAATTCTCAATAACATTGTTCAGTATGCAGAAAAGATGCTAGCTGAAAAGCAAAAGATGAAAGCATCTAAGGCATTGTTAAAGGGAATTTCTCAATTGAATACAGGTGCAAGATTTATCTCTGATAAGTTCTTGGATGCAGATAGAAGAAAGCATAAAGATCCAAAAGACCTTGAAATGTTCATTGTGGAAGGTGATTCCGCAGGTGGTCACTTCAATAGAGCTCGTGATTCTTTCCAGGCATCATTGAAAATTCGTGGTAAAATTATCAATGCAGCTAAGGCTAGTGCAGAATCATTGTTTGGTTCAAAGGCGACTAAGGATGAAGGAAATAAAGAAATTCGTTCAATCATTAGTGCACTTGGATGTGGATTGCAAGATGATTATGACGAAAGTAAACTTCGTTTTGGCAAGGTAATTATTCTATCAGATGCTGATGTTGATGGACAGCACATAGCAAACCTGTTGCTTTCATTCTTCGTTACTTACATGCCAGATTTGATTAAGAATGGACATGTATATGTAGTTGATGCACCTTTGTTTATTGGAAATAGCGCAAAGAGTAAACAGTTTGGTATGACTAGAGCTGAAGTTGATACAAAGATGAAAGCGCTTGGCATTAAAGATTACGATATTCTACGTCTTAAGGGATGGGGAGAATGTACAGCTGAACAGTTGTCAGAACTTTGTCTTGATAAGAAAACTAGAAAGCTTAAACAAATTCAATGGACTGATGACACTGAAGATATGCTTAATAAAACAATGGGTGACGATGTAAAATATCGTAAGCAACTCTTGGGTATTGAGGACTAGTATGGTAAAGAAGAAAGTAGAAGAAGAAATTGTAGAACAGATTTCTAATGTTAATATCAATGATCTTTTGAGTAAGAACATCTATGATTATGGTATTGACATTCTTGAAGATCGTGTATTGGCAGACTTTAGAGATGGATTTAAACCGGCACAACGTAGAATTCTTTGGACTGCAAGAGATTTAAAGGCATATCCAGATTCAAAGACTGTTAAATCTGCAAGAATTACCGGTGACTGTATGGGTAAATATCACCCGCATAGTTCAGCTTATGGTTCGCTTGTAAATCTCGTAAATTCTGACTATCCAGTTCTTCAAGGACAAGGTAACTTTGGTGACATCGATAATGGTCCTGCTGCAGAACGTTATACAGAAGCAAGAATTTCAGAAATTGGTATGAAGTGTCTTGAATGTATGCCGGTCGCAGATTTAGTTCCAAACTATGGTGGTGACTTGATGGAACCTGTTGTAATCCCATCTAGATTCCCGAATTTCTTTGTTAAAGATTGTGCAGGTATTGCAGTTGGTTTAAAGTGCGATATTCCGGCTCATAATCTTGAAGAAATTGTAGAAGCATTCAAGATGATTATCAAAAAGGGTCCAGCGCGATATTCCGGCTCATAATCTTGAAGAAATTGTAGAAGCATTCAAGATGATTATCAAAAAGGGTCCAGCTGCAACAGTTAACGATCTTTTGAAATACATCAAAGGTCCTGACTATGCTTATGGTGGCAAACTTCTTTCAACAACTGCAGAAATTGCAGAACTATATAAGAATGGTGAAGGCTCTTTAAAGTATGAATGTGAATACACTCTAGTTCCTGAAGGAAATAAGTTGTTACTCACTATTACTGGTTATTGTCCAAACTTTGCACCAGAATCGTTCATCAATAAGATGCTTGAATTTGTAAAGACTGGTGACATTGTTTATGTTAATGATTGTGCTAACAAGTCTGAAAAGGTGAAGTTAGAAGTCTTGATTAAGAATAAGGATTTCTTTGAATCGAAAATTCATAAGTTGCTAATTAAGACTTGTAATTATCGTTTTTACGCAATTCAACGTAATAAGTCGACTACACTCGATAAAGATGTTCAAGTAGATATTCTTGTTCCGAATATGCTCGAACTTATGACTAGTTGGATTGAATGGCGTAAAGAAATTGAAACTAAGATGACTAAGCGTGAGCTTGAACTTACTATCGATAAAGAATATCGTTTGAAGACAAAGGAATCTGCAGTACAGAATCTTTCTGTCATTAAAGATGCTCTTGAAGATAATAATACGGTCAACTATATTGTGACTAATCTTCCTTATCTCAAGACTTTACACACTACAAATGCAAAGCTTGCAAAGGAATTAGCAGAATATTTGATGGACCAAAAGCTTACTTCTATTAGAAAGCTTGATTTGAATAAGCTTCAGAAAGAATTGGTCGAATGTCAGAAGAAGACTGCTAGTTTGAATGCTGACTTGGCAGATATCTCGAAAGTTGTACTTAGAGAATTGGACAAGCTTAAGGTGTTCTATAAAGCACGCACTTTGAAAGTGTAGTGCTTTTTTCGCGCCATTGGTGTAGTGGTAGCACAGAACCCTTCCGATGTTTCAGGCGCCGGTTCGAATCCGGTGTGGCGCTTAATTTTTTGTGAGAAACTGTTTATGAAGTTAGAAAATTTTATTATACTTTCAAATGGAATGCTAATAAACTTGCGTTATTTAAAGACAATAACTCCTGAACATACAGGTATTAGACTGCAAGATGACTCTTGGTATTCTATTACAGAAAAAGATTATAAAACAATTTTAGATAACATTAACGTGGTAAACGAACATGACGATAACTGAAAAACATATATTATTTTGGGGTGATTGGCCAAGTAATTTTGCTTGGGCACCTATGGAAGTTACATGCGCTGATGGCGTAAAACGTAAGTTCTTTAGTTCTGAACAATGCTTTATGTGGCATAAAGCATATCATTTTAAAGACTACGACATCATGCAGAAAATTCTTGATTTGAACTTTAAAGAAGCAGATTCTCACAGAGCAAAGAAACTTGGAAGACAAGTTATGGGTTTTGATGCAGCAGAATGGAGTAAGGTTTCTTACGATGTAATGCTCAAGGCTTGTTTGGCTAAGTACAGTCAGAACAAAATCTTGTTTGACAAGATTACTGCTCCTGAACTTGAAGGAAAGAAGTTCGTTGAAGCATCTCCTTATGATGGCATTTGGGGAATTAAACTTGGCGAAGCTGATTCACGCGCAGATGATGAATCGCAGTGGAAAGGTACAAACTGGCTTGGTAAAGTTCTTGATGAAGTCAGAACTAAACTATTAAACGGTTACACAGAAAATATCGATTACTAATATGAAATTGCTGAACTTTTTAGATAACATTGCTGATAAAATTTGGGATTATATTACAGATAAACTCTGGAAAGATGATCCATCTATAAACCATCATGTAGGTTTTGCTATTTGGTCTCATCCATTTACAGATAGTGACGAACATCAAGATGAAAATGGTAATTAAGTAAAAGGTCCAGCGTTTTGACATGGCTATCACGGTGGTTATGATGAATATGCAGCACATCAATCTGACTTAGAAATCGTAGGTAGCAAAATTAAAGAAAAAAATTTAACAATGGAGTACAGGCAATGGTAGATAATTTTGATTTAATCAGAGATTGGATACTTACTAAGCAATTAGTTAGGATAGACGGAGATTGTTATTACGTGCAATTACTTCGTCGTCAATCTGACGATCCAATGACGAATGGCGTTCCTGATCCAAACTATCATGGAAACATGCATTCTCGTTCTATTAAGGACTATTTCATTCCTTCTATTGAATATTTTGATAGAAAGCGTGATGAAATTAAGAAGATGTGCGATACATTCAACGTTAGAGCTTATATTCGTTTGAATAAACGTAATTATCAGCAGATGGCGTTCAATACTGCAAAACACATTATGGAACAGGCATGTTCTGGTCAGACATTTAGTAGTCCATTTACTATTATTGCAAGTGCAGCAGGTACTGCAAATGCTGCAGGTAAAGACAAGACTTGGATTTGTGACTTAGATGAAGAATACGTTCCATACACGAAGAACATTAAAGACATGATTTGTTCATGTGAACCTCATGCATCTAATGTTAAATGGTTCATACTTGTACCTTTGAACAAAATACATGAAGATGCATTAGAATATTATCAAAACAGAGAATTCTTTACTGTTCCAACTAAACATGGTATTCATATTGTCTGTAAGCCTTTTAATACTGCAGACTTCAAACAGAAATGGGATGCGTTTGCTAAGGAAAAGCAAATTACTGCACCGCTTCCTCAACATGCATTGAGTAACATGGAAAATGGTCATCTTAACTATCGTGTACATTTTAGTTTGACTGATATGTACTTAAAGCATATCAATGAGTTTTCTCAAGTTTGTCAACGTACTTGCAGTGAAAGTGTAATTATTACAACTGAAGATAAGAATAAGACTATTGTTCACGTATGTGATACAAAATATCTTCCGCAAATTCGACAAGATTGGCATAATTACTGTCTTACTCATGGCATTTATATGAAATGTTTCGAGATACATAAAGATAATCCAACTTTGTTGTATTGTCCATAAGAGGTTCTATGTACGAATTTGTAAAGTCATTATTGCCAAAGGAAGTTCTTGATATTACTGATGTAAATTCAAAATTAAAATAGGATTTAAGTAACATGAGTTTAGACAAATTTATGCTATGGCGTTTTAGAAACATTGAAGGTGTTCTTGATAACATTCAATCATGGAATATGGTTGAATGTAAGTTCAAAGACGGTTCAACTATTACGTATGATTATGCAAACGACATGGTCACTATTTATAGTAAAAAGAACATTTTCGCAATGCAACCAGTCACAGTTCCATTATCTGCATGTACAAAGGAAGCTATGATTTCAGAATATGGGTTTGTAGAAAGAACTACAAACAGACATAATTTGAGTTATTATAAACAAGAAGAAGTTAATTAAATTATAAATACTATATGAACCAGGAAGAATTTAAAGAGTTTATGGCAGCACAAACAGATGCTATTGAGGTAGCTAAGTGGTTGCTAGGTGAAAAACTCGGAAGAGATCCTGGTCAAGAATTTGTAATGCAGTGGATCAAAGAACATGGACAAGAGTTTCGTGATAATTGGCCCACATATTCAGCCGAATGGCATGAAAAACATAAAATTTAGTCAGATGTTTCACTGACTAAAGACAAATACACACGGACGTGGTATGAGTCTTGATTTGAAACAATGGACACGGTTAGGTCCAAGGTAAAATTATGTTTAAGCAATTTGAAAATCTCTTTTTCAATAGTATCATCGATGACTTTAATGCACTTTCTGGCATTAAGCAAGTCGAAGAAAAAGTTACACTTCCTCTAAATATCATTCATGAAACAGATGGTTCTAGCACTGTAGAACTTGCAGTTGTTGGAAAATCTCGTGAAGACATTGATGTTCAGGGTGTTATTGAAGATAATAAGCAGTTCTTGATCATTAAGTCAATTGAAAAAGAACTTACTGACGAAGAAAAGGATGCAGAAGAAAAACGCGATTATTCTGTTCACAAAATCAAGGGCGTAAACAAACTTTACGCTAAGATTCTTGTTCCAGCAAGACTTAACTTGAAGGAAGCAGAATCGAAGGTTTCTAATGGTCTTTTGACTGTTAAGATTCCTGCTGTCGAAAAGAATGAACCAGAATTTATCAAATTCGACATTAAGTAATTCGAATATTTTGTGATTTTATTATTCGACACCTGTTTACAAAGCAGGTGTCATTTATTATATTACAATCATGATTGCATTAGAAGAATTAAACGCTTTTAACAAACGACTTGAGTTGATAGTCAACAATTCAACTTCTTTGGAAGAAAGAACAATGGCAAGCTGCGTTCTTGGTAATTTACAGAATATAGCTACGCAATTATCTCGTATTCCGCCTAAAGATTTTGAAATGCTCTGTCAGCAACAAGCTGAACTCGAAGAACAATCTAACAAGGAAGATAAATGAAGAAATTCTTAGCCTTAGGCGTAATTGCCGTTGCTATGACTGGATGTGAATTACAGCCAGTCGAATTTAAAAGCAATGAAAAAGCACAAATGTATGACAATGGTAAGTTGATTTACGAATCCGATTGCGCAGCATTTGTTGGTTTTAACATTAATGAACGCAATACTGGCGTTCTTCGTCTCCGAGATGGAAAGATGAATACGACTGAAGTTCGTACATTCGACATGTCAGAAAAATCTCATAATTACGTTTTCAAGAAAATTACTTGTAAGGAGTAAATATGCCGTCTTGGATATATTATATTTGTATTTTCTTTATTGGTGCAGGCGGTAATTTACTTATGGCATACTATTGCAACATGGAAAATCATTGTTTGCCAACAGATGCATCGATAGTATTAGGCATTTTGCTTGGTCTTGCTTTAGCAGTTGGTTATATTCACGGAAAATTCGAGGATTAAATGTCTCGTTGGAAATGTATTGCAGTTATAGATAATCAAGCTCTTATTTTTAAGCGTTATGCTGAAAATGAAGAACAAGTACGTAAAGAGCTTTTGGAGTTTATCAAAGAACGATATAAAAAGGATGCTGAAATAACAGAAGTAATTCTCGATAAAATTCATCCTGTTAAACAAGAAGAGCAAATCACGAATGATACAGACAAGCTTGAAGAAAGAGGAGAAGGAAACGTTTGATTATCTTAATCAAACTTCCTATCTTCTTCGATTGAACTTAAATAGATTGAATTTCGATATTCATGCTATAGAAGTTAATTCTTGTACAATTTGGCATGTAACGTATTGTGATACAGTCATTGGAACTATTACGTTTAGAACTAATGAACATGACTATACGTTCTGCAATGTTAGACTTTACAAATATCTCAAACTTAAAAACATCGAAAAGTTCTCTGATTTTGTGATGTCTGAATATTTCGACTACGATGAAAATGGTGAGCCGATCAAATTCAACGTTGATAAGTTCGACAAATATTTTAATGCGATTGTTGAAGTATTTCCTCGTGAAGAACTCGTACAGGAAGAAGATAAACATGTAATTAACATTAACGATAGTATTTCAAGATTGACAGAATACTGTGATGAATTTGATGAAAAATTCTCCAAGAATACGCATGTTCTCGATATTAAAAACCTGCTTAATGAAAATGAGAGATTGAATGAAAACCTTAGCAAACAAAAAGAAATTTTTGAAAATATTTAAAAAATTAGTATACACTTTTAAAAAATTTAATTATAATTGATACATCAAAAACAAACAACAATAACAAAACAAAATAAAAATATAAAAACTTAAAGTTGCTTGTATAAATAAATCAATAGGTTTAAAAATGAAGTTATACGTCGAATTTATTAAGTCAGGTCTAGAATGCGGTGCATATCGCAGTTTCCTAGCTATTGCCTTGGCAAATTCCACTGCATAAATTCATACAATAAAGACTGATTGAAGGATTTATACAGTGGAACATGCGGTTCACTGTATTTTTTCTTTTATGGGATCTTCGAATACGTTGGCTAGTTCACCGCTCTTTCACGGCGGAAAACTGGGATCGACACCCAGAGATCCTATAACATAAGGGACAGTAGGTTGCAGCCTATTGATAAGAATTCTCAGCTTATCTTACCTTAAATTTTGACACTGCAATGTCAATAAAGTTAAAATGGAGAACAAATATGATTTGTGAAAAATGTGGAAAAGAACATGATGGAACATTTGGATCTGGTAGATTTTGTAGTCGAGCATGTGCAAATAGTAGAGTCTTAAACGATGCTGTAAAACACAAAATATCGATTAAACTGCGCAAAGATACAACGGTACAATATTGTTTATCATGCAAGCAAAAGATATGTAAAGGAAGCAAGACAGGTTATTGTAAAAATTGTTTCAGACAGTCAAAAGAATATAGACAAACTTTATCTAATTCTTTGTCTGGAAAAGTTGGCGGTTACAGAATAGGATCTGGAAGAGGAAAAAGAGGTACATACAAAGGTTATTATTGCGATAGTTCATGGGAATTGGCTTTTGTGATATATAACCTAGAACACGACATAAAATTTGAAAGAAATAAACAGACATTTAATTATGAGTACAATTGCAAAGTACACAAATATATGCCTGATTGGAAAATTGATGATACTTACGTTGAGATAAAAGGTTATTGGACTGAACAATGGCAAGCAAAATTAAATCAGTTTCCAAAAGATAAAAATTTAATTATAATTGATAAAGAAACAATTAAGCCATATTTAGAATATACAATTAGCAAGTATGGAAAAGATTTTATAAAGCTATATTCTGATTCTAAAAATAAATTACAAGAAGTAGATTATAGCAAAGTTCATTGGTGGACTAATATACTTACTGGACAACACACATGTGCAGTTGGTAAATTAGAAGAACCATGGAAATTAGGAAGAATTTAAGCGTATTCGGGTTCGACTCCCGGTGGCGCTACTAAAAATTAAGTTCGTGAAACTTAATTGCAGATTGACAATTCGGTATTATTTCATTATGGGCTCGCATGATCCAAGGAGGCGACCGACCTTTGCAAGGTTAGTGTGGTGGGTTCGATTCCCACCGGGTCCACTAAAAATTATGGGCCTCAAAGACAACGGGTTCTGTGTGACATTCGAGGTATGAAGCTCTTAGTAAGTCGAAGAAAGATCGATACTGCTAAGACGAAAGCGCACGGGTCTGGTTCGAATCCAGGGTGGTCCACTATGCCATCGTATCCAATCGTGGGAATGGACGGGACTGAAAATACCAGAAAACTCGTTCGACTCGAGTCCTTGGCGCTTTTAGCGATTTAAATCGCAATAGCTGGTAGCCCAGCGGTGGCGGAACCACCTTAAAAACCCTTACTGCAAGGAGATGGGTTTTAAGCAAGATATTAGTTTGGTTCATACAAGGAACAGACGATAATGAGACTTTGGATTTGTTGAGATTTAAGGATATGTCTGAAAAAGAAATAATCAATGTTGATAAAACACATCGCATTCTTGTTACTAGAATGCAAGAAGACATTAACATAGACCCGTTTATTGTCTTTACGCCGCAACGAAAAGGTTTACTGTTTTGGCACAATTATCATTGCATAGATTTTTGCCAAGGTTTCAAATACGATTATGAACGCACGGCAGATTACATTGAATATAGTGATGTTTTACAGGAGTTGATAGATTATTTGCCTGAATTAGATGAAATTATGATAGAACAAGGTGGAGTCCTATAAAGATAAAATTGTACATTATAAGGAGAAAATGAATGAGATATCACGAATTATTTGGATTGTTAGACGATACGTTCGCCAAGTATAGAAAAGAAGAATGTAGTCCGGATTCCAAATGGACACCGTATTACGGTTATACTGAATCTGGTGACAATTAAGAGTTCGATTCTCTTATCAGTATTAAAACCGGCGCCTTTCGGCTTTGGTGGTTCGAATCCACCCACTGGCTCTAAAACGCAAAGAGTGACTGATCATCATTGGATTATTCTTGTCCTCCAAGGCTTCCTAGGAATAGTTGAGGAGAGGGCACTTTGCGACCATTTAATATCTCCGATTCGCCTAGCAGGTCTATGGCACTTGCATTACAAGCAAGCAAAACCTTGGTTCGAATCCAAGAGGGAGACTATTTTGGCCAGGTGCTGGAACTGGCGAGACAACGGTGTCTTAGAAGCATCGGTCCGAAAGGGCGTGTGGGTTCGAATCCCTCCCTGGCCACTATTAAATAAACACTAGAATCGATTGGTAGTCCAACTGGCAGAGGCATCGCACTCAAAATGCGAAAAGTGTGAGTTCGAATCTCACTCAATCGACTAACACATCATATTGACCATGTGTGCCGTAGCTCAGCAAGGTAGCGCGTCTGAATCATAATCAGAAAGTCGGTGGTTCGAATCCAAGTAGGGGCACTAAAAATTTAAGTGTACAAACTAACAAAAAATTATTATACTTTCAATATGAAAAATACAATGATTGTTAATTTGTATGGCGGTCCTGGTACAGGAAAATCAACATGTGCAGCATATATCTTTTCTAAGTTGAAAATGATGCGGTATTGATGCTGAATATGTAACAGAATTCGCAAAAGACAAAGTTTGGGAAAATAACAAAGAGGCATTTAAATGTCAGTTCTACATTTCTGGAAAACAAGCATTTAGAATTTCTAGATGTTTTGGAAAAGTTGATGTAATTGTTACTGATAGTCCAATCAGACTTGGAAAAGTTTATGCCGATTTGAATAACAAACCAAAGCTCGGTGATGCATGTGTTGAAGAAGCAGATGTTTATCGAGAAAATTCGATTGAGATTCTACTTAGGAGAGTAAAGCCTTACAATCCAAATGGTAGAAATCAAACAGAAGAAGAATCAATCGCAATTGACAAAACGTTAAAACAAATGTTAACCGAACAAAATGTTTCATTTGTTGAGTATGATGGAAACGAAATTGGTTATAACAAAATTTGCAACTATATACTTGAACGTTTAGCCAAAACATAATAAACATACTTATGCGACTATAACACAGTCTGGTTAGTGTGCTGGCTTGCCAAGTCAGATACGTGGGTTCAAATCCCACTAGTCGCTTAATAGATACTAACAGCATACACATTAGCTTCTAATCCGTATGTCGCAGGTTCGAGTCCTGCCGAGTTATCCTAGTGATAACTTGTAGCTCAATCGGTAGAGCAACGTATGAAAAACGTATCTAGTAACTTTTTAAGATGTTAACTGCAAAACTCTTTCCAGAGTACGTTCAGTTGGTTAGAACGGCTGACGCAGCGAAAGCATAAGACGCCAGAAGGCCCCTGGTTCGAATCCAGGCTCCGGACCAAAATGAATAACATCTTGTTATGCTGAATATGGTGTAACGGTAGCACAGAGGATTGTGAATCCTCCGGATTAAGTTCGACTCTTAATATTTAGCCTATGATACTTACAGCAAATTAATACTTAATACTTATGATAACTGTACTTAAGGTGAATTGCCGTGGTTGACGAGGACATGGCTGGTGATTGAAATACATTGCCACTTTGGCTATGACGGAATACTAGTTATAATGATCATAGTCTAACTCTCGGGAAAACTTTCCGATAGCCCATGCACCTAAGCACTAGTTCCAAGACGAACTAACTTGGTGTTTTGCAAGCTAACAATAAACTTGATAGTCGTCGATCACATCGACTAGCGTTAGCGAGAAAACGCTAACTGACCTAAAGCAGGCTACTAGCTAGTCAAGTAAGAGTAGACAAGCTGTAGCGGGTATACTTAGGCTATACGTCAGAAAGTATACCGACAGTATCATGTTTTTTGCCCGTTCGCCAAGTTGGTAAGGCACTGCACTCTGAATGCAGTATTCGGTGGTTCGAACCCATCACGGGCAATTTGCCTTCCTGATAGTGGGGTCAAATCAGGTGACTAAACTGTTCCAAGAGAAGATGAGTATTAAATCTCTAATCTGTTTACAGTGTAGAGCTTAAAAATAAATGAATGAATTTTTTACAGGAGATATATTATGAATTATCTAGCAGAAAATACTTTTCTCACAAAAGAAAATTATGAAGAAAGACTTAAAGAAATTAAGTCGTGGTTCGACAAAGAAGATAAGACAGGTGATTATGATGCACTGTCTAGTATAGAAGAATTAAAACTTTTATGTGAAGCGAAGGATGCTTATATTAGGCACTTGGAAGCACCAGTTAAATCAACAAATACTCAATATGTAGTAGAATATATTGGTGTTAAGGATGATAGAAAGTTCTATAAGCAGCGCTATTATAATACGGAAGCAGAAGCTATTGCAGCATATGATGTTTTGCTACGTGAAAATTTGTATATTACATCTATTCATATATATGATTTAAATCATAAAGTAATTAGATAAGAATTGGAATGCAGTCAGTGATGTTAAAACAATTGAAACACGAGGTAAAGTAGAATGATAGATTCATGGGTTCCAGGTCAGATGAATGTTACCGGAAGAATGATGCATAATAGCGTAGGAGGCAATCCGGAGCATACTGAGCCATTTACGGCTGCACTTGCGATAATATTATGCTCAATGTGTATTGGGCTCAATTGGCTGATTGCATTCCTAATTTTTATTGGAGTTATTAACCCTATAGATGGTAGTGTAATTGATAGTGTCACTTTAATACTACTTTCAATTGTATCAGGATTGCTTTCATTTATTTCTTTATGTCTAATAATGGCCTCTGCAAGGATAATTGAGTTATGATTAAACTAATGGTATGTGGAAGTCGAGCAATTGTTGATAAAGATACGAACAGCTATAAAATGCTATGTAAAACTGCTGCCATTATGGCTTCGGAGGTTTGAACCCTCCCGACTCCGCTAAAAATAAAAGCACCTAGTTTACACACTAGGTGCTTTTTATTATATTTGTTTTAAGAGACAAATTATTATGTTGATAGAAGAAGTCATTAAACAGTGCGAAGAAAACGAAGCAGTAGGTCTTGTCGAATTAGACACCAAACAGTTAGTTGATTGGCTACGTGAACTTATGCAACTTCGATATAATCTTGCAAAATCAGATTATGATGAAGTCCGTGGCCGACTGCAGACTGCGAACCTCATCAAGGACGAACAGAAAGCGAAGGCAGACAAATTACTGTCCTGTTTAAAGTGTCTTGTAATGCGTGACCTCATCAAGGACTGTCCGGAGAAGAAAGCCGCAGCTGAAATTGTAAAAGAGTATGACTTTTTGTAAAGGAGTAATACGTAATGAAATGGTCATTAGACGCTATTGCATCTAGCTTACAGCTGGAGTTTGAAGAAGGGTATGACGATAGGTACGCCTTTACATTGACAGATAACAAGTTGTCTGTTGATGATTTACACCTTATGGTAAACGTGTGTACGATTGAGCCCTATGGTGAAGGATATATTCTGCATCCTCATGAAGAAACAGTAGATGCAATCGTACTGGATGGAACGAGCGAGAGCCCGTGGCTTCTTGCTAACCAATTTGTTGATATGTATGATACGGAGCATCCAGTATCACGAGAGCAGTATGTAGCATATCTGGAATATAAAGTTGAACAACTCGAAGCATCGTTGTCAGAGAAGCAGTCTGAGTTGGTAATTAAAGATATACTAAATACAAATAAAGATATCGAGATTGCCGCAAGCAAGATATAAAATATAATTTAACAAATAGTTTAGTAAATGAGGTAAAACTATGACTAAAGCAGACTTGCTTAAATTGCTTGAGCCTTTGTCCGATACTGATATTATTCATTGTCAGGTCAATTATACAACAAGTAAGACAGATGAAGCATATTCTCAATATAACCATACTACGGAGGTAGTTCCTATTATGGGGTTGAATATGCAGGAAGCCCCGAATGGATCTAATAGAAATAATAAGGTAGCGTATCTGCAAGTAAATTTGCAAATTGACTAAATTCCTTGTAGTTGAATAAAAAATTTATTTTTAGGGTTTACAACTAGAAAATAAATTATTATATTTAAAAATAATAAAAATTAAAATAAAATAGTTCGCTCCTCCACGGAAAGAAGGTCGCTACGTGAGAGGAATCAGCGGGGCCACAAGGGATCCACATGGCCTTCTTAGTGGAAACCCAGAATCTCAAGATATGTGCCTTGAGGCTATTTTATAATTATTAAAGAGAAATGGTGTATTATAATGAGTGATAAAGAACAACAACTTCTTGACTTGTTTGAAAAATATAAGAAAGATAAACGATAAGGATAGTTAATATGATGAAAAAAGTACACTTGAATGAATTAACAAAAGGGAAAACTGATACAGAACCCCTAGACATGAATGCAAATAAATTGCAGACAGAAGAGCAGAAGATTCACTGGCTTGAGAATGAAATTAAGAATATAGAGTATATCCTTTCTTCTGACTGCAGTAACAGAAACAATATGTTGTGTCATCTTCAAATGTACAGAGAGTTTCTTGCCGTAAAACTAAGTCGCAAAAATGAAATGCATTGGCACAAGTATACAAACTGCGGTGACGCTCCGCACGTTAAGGAGTACCAGAAGGAGACGTTCTTGTGCAAGGTGCAAAGATTCGCGAAAGATAATGAAGAACCTATAGGCGCACCTAGTTATCAAGTATGTGTATGTGATGACAATGGAAGTTTCTTTGGTATGCAAGGCAGTTGTGATTTATGCTGGGCTAAGGTTGTTGCATGGACTGACATCGTGCCTACTACTATTGGAGAACACTTCTATTTCTGCACTTGAAGTAGCAACTGCATTAGCTGTGATAATGCCCTAGAAAGTGAGAAGATCATCACCAAAAGCCAATAAATCACAAATAATGCTTAAATCGTTTACAATTTTGCAAAAATTTATTAAATTATACACATTAGATTTAAACAGCAACAAACATTAAAAATCTAGAGGAGATGATATATGTCTTTTACTTCCGCACTTAAGAATACACTTTCTAACGCAGTTCAACTTACTGAAAATGGTGCAGTTGGCTACGTAACAACTGGTAAGAACATCGTTGATATGTTCTTCAAGATCTCGTCTTATCGTAATATGCCGGAATCGGCTATTAAGGCAGACTTTGCTAAAGTGTATGCGGAAAATCCTAACCTTGCAGTTAAGTTTGCATTCTATGTAGGTGATATTCGTGAAGGCCTTGGCGAACGTCGTGCATTCAAGGCAATGATTGAATGGCTTTCTGCTGTCGAAAATTTTGATAAGTTGATTAAGTACATTCCTGAATATAACCGTTTTGATTCTATGTTCGTACTTCGCGGTACTGCATTGGAAAATCAGATGGTTAAAGCGATTAAGCAGCAGCTTGTTTCTGATAAGAATGCCGAACATCCTTCTTTGCTTGCAAAGTGGATGCCTTCAATCAACACTTCTTCTCCAAAGACTAAGGAACTTGGTCGTTGGTTTGCATCTCAACTTGGAATGACTGAACGTCAATACCGTAAGACTTTGTCTGGTATTCGTCAGAAGTTGGAACTTGTTGAAAGCAAGATGTGTGCAAATGAATGGAACTCTGTTAACTACGAACATGTTCCTTCTAAGGCTAACTTGATCTATAAGGACGCTTTCTTAAAGCACGATGAAACACGTCGTCGCGAGTTCTTGGAAAAGGTTCTTAAGGGAGAAGCTAAGATTAACTCTGGCGTTAACTTCCCTCATGATGTAGTTCATAAGTATGGTCGTTGCCCAATGCGCAAGGACGATGCAATTGAAGCTTTGTGGGCTAACTTGAAAAACACGTTGAATGATGCTTCTAGCAATATCATGGTTGTTCGTGATGGTTCTGGTTCTATGACTAGCACTATCTCTGGAACTTCTATTTCTGCACTTGAAGTAGCAACTGCATTGGCTGTCTACTTCTCTGAACGTCAGACTGGTGAATTCCAGAACAAGTTCATTACATTCTCTAGCCGTCCAGAATTTGTCGACTTGAGCAATTGTAAGACTTTGCAGGAAAAGCTTAGAGCATGCCATCCATACGACGAGTGCTCTAACACTGATATCGAAGCAACCTTCGACTTGGTGTTGAAAACTGCAGTTCAGAACAACTTGAAGCAGGAAGAAATTCCTACCTTATTAATTGTGTCCGACATGGAATTCGATCACGCAACTACTATGAGTTGGAACGCTCATGAAAGCGAGTTCGTTACTTTGTTCAAGACAATTGAAACTAAGTTCAAGGCTCATGGTTACGAACTTCCTAAGTTGATCTTCTGGAACGTTATGAGTCGTACCGGTACAATTCCTATGAAGGAAAACGCAGCAGGTGTTGGCCTTGTCTCTGGTTTCTCCACTAACGTTATTAAGGCAGTCCTTTCTAACGAATTGGATCCTTACCAGGCAATCGTCAAGATCCTTGACAGTGAACGATATGCAAGTATCAAGCTTTAATTGAGAAACATTAAATGATGCATGGATTAAAATCCATGCATTTGTTGTATACATATCTTGAAAAATTTATTATATTTTATAAAGTGAAAGGATTAACAAATGAAGTACAAAGAATTCAAAAAATGGTGTAATGAACGTGCAGCAGATAGTATGTGGGACATACGCACAGCAATGAAATGCATTGAAGTGATGCGCGTTGTAGACAAGTTTTGGTTTTGGAAGCGAGATAAAATCTGGCGAGAATATTATGACGCTTTCATGTTGGCAACATTTGTTAAACCGACAAACAAATTGATCGAACAATACAAAAAAAGTAAAGCAAATGAAACTACTGTATAATGGCATTGAAATTACATGCACGCCTGCTGAATTCAAAGATTTGGTTACTTATGGTTTGTTTACATGTCGAGAAAAACGTATCAATATAAATGATAAATTGATTAATCCGTTTTGGGATCATTTACCTAAAGAACGAAATATACCACCTATTACATGTCAATCTGTTGAAACAGACGATCAATATAAGTCAGTTTGTACGTCGAATGTTTCTATTTCTCAAGAACAATTAAACAAGCTTAACGCAATAGTAAATAAAGATGAGCAATCAACCTAAATTTCCTATCTCTGATGAAGAAATGAAAGTACTTTTAGAAAAGTACCCATTCTTGAAACATCGTTATTATTGTAAACCAGTACCAGAAGATGTTAACAAGACTGATGCAGAAAACATTGAAAACAATTGGTACAAGTATTGGGACGGTTCTGGTTGGGAAGACTTATGGAAGAATCGTTATTTGCCTCGTTTGTTTAAGGCATACGATTCTTGGTCAGAAGAAGATAAAGCACAATTTTGCTTTTCTCAAGTTAAAGAAAAGTTTGGTGAATTACGTATTTACACTTTATTCAGCACTAAAGATCGTTTAGAAAGTATTGCTGAAGCACTTTCTGGATGGATTTGCGCACGTTGTGGTAAAGAACCTCGTGACCAATATGGACGTAGAGTTATTTGGACTACTACTGCTGGTTGGATTACACATCTGTGTGAAGAATGTGCTAAGAAAGAATTACGTGATAATGGCGTTTCCGAAGACGATTTATTAGACGAACTTGATAAAATGAAAACTACTCAAGTTAAACCAGATGGCTTTACTCAATTTAGCCATGAAGGTGAAATTCATACTACTTATAAAGACACACCAGATGGCTGGTATGAAATTGACAAAGTAACAACATATAAGAAGAAATAACATGGCAAAGTTTACCTTTTTTGACGCAGGTTTTGAATTTGACAAAACTTCACTGAATACACAATACGCAGTCTATAATCGAAATAGACAAGAATTGGTATATCGCAGAGGTACTTGTTCTTGTGGTGCACCTTCGTTTTGGTATTCTTCTTACGATCAAGCAGAACTCTTATTGAATGAAGCTCTTGAGTATTATCCTGATAACGAAATTCTGACGATTATTAAGAAAGATACTGATATCACATTTACTGATACAATGCCGCAAAGGGACTAATATGAATTGTTATTTGATTACAATCAGAGTTGCATATAGTCTATCTAGCAACACTTATTACACTAAGATTATCAATACAGATAAGACTGGTGTAGAACTAGGTAACGAACTTAAGCTTATCGTTCATGATATTCTTGTAGAACATGGTGATACTGCTTTTGAAAATTCAACTTCTATACTTTTATTCGAGAAACTATGAAAAAGCTAATTATTTTAAGAGGTATTCCTGGTTCAGGAAAAACAACTCATGCACGTGAGTTAATGCAGTATTACATCAAGGAAGACAAGACTGTTACTCATTTCGAAGCAGATATGTTTTTCACAAAGCCAGATGGCACATACGATTGGAAGCCTAGTTTGATTGGTGTTGCTCATAAGTGGTGTCAAGATAAAGTTCGTAATGCTTTGAATACAAGCGATGTTGTTATTGTTGCAAATACAAGCTTAACAAAAGCAGAAGTTGATACTTATGTCGAAATTGGTAAAGCTGCAGGCGCAGACATTGCTATTCAAAGACTTACAGGCAATTATCAAAACGTTCATAAAGTACCTGACGAAACTTTACAAAAGATGAAAGAAAAATTACAAGACTATCCAGGAGAAATCATACTGTGATTTTGTATACGTATATGGTTTTATCGAACTAATTACGTTATTATGTGAAGCAATATGTGTAGTATTCGGCTTGTTATGCAGTTTCGGAGTTGGATATTACTTAGGCGATGAAGCTGCACTAATATTCAAGCGAGCCAAATAAATATAACATGAAAAATCGTTTCTTTAATATCTTAATACCAGGCGTATTTTTACCGATGTGTCTTGGTACCGTTTATAATTTCTCTCAATATTCCGCCAATATCATGCAATGCTTTGATATTACAAAGTTTGCAGCAGATATTGGTTTTACACTTATTATATTCTGTCTAGGATTTGGCGCTGCTATCTTTGGAAGACAAGTAGAATTGAATCCTAAGAAGATGGCGATAGTAGCATCTATCTTGTTTGTATTAGGTGTTCTTGGTTTGAGTTTGTCTACTGCAACTCAATTCTTGCCACTTTATTATCTGTCTTGTGCTATTATGGGTACAGGAACAGGTATTGGCTATGTTTCACCGATTAAACAATTGATGTCTGCTTATGAAGATCATAAGGGAATGGCTAGTGGTTTAGCTATTTCTGGATTCGGTCTTGGTAAGTTCGTTGCTGCTCCGATTTACGAATATTTGTTAGCAAATTGTTCTTTACCTGTTACATTCTTGTTAATAGGTTGTTTATTCGCAGTTATTTTAGTGTTATCAAACTGTTTATTCAAGCCAGATCCGCGCTACGTTTCAACTATATATACTGCTATTCCTATCAAGAATTTGCTTAAAACTAAATTCTTGACAATGAGCTACATTTCAGTTTGGTTGATGTTCTGCATTAACATTTCTTGTGGTCTTGCTATTATTTCACAAGAAAAAGGATTGTTGCTTGGTCTTGGATTTACAGATATTGCTTTGATTCTTGCTATTACTGCAATTATGAACATTCTTGGTAGATTCGGATTTTCTACTTTGTCTGATTACAAAGGAAGAAAAGCTGTTTATCATTTCATTTGCTCATTCGGAATTTTAGCAGCATTATTCTGCTTTACGGGAAATCCTGTTTTATCACTAATTGGTATCTTCCTTTGTGAACTTGCATACGGTGGTAATTTTTCGACTTTGCCATCTTTATTGAGTAAATACTTTGGAGATTCTTCGGTTTCAACTGTTCATGCTATAACACTTACAGGATGGGGATGCGCAGGCATTTTCTCGATTCTGTTAGCAAATTTCTTTACAACAAGCACATTATTTATCATTCTTGGTATTCTTTACTTGATTGGATTTGTAATGATGGAAGTATTTTTGAAGCAGAGGTAAGTATGTATAAGTTGAGTTTTGATTTTCCTTATGGTGTTACATATTTGAAATCAGTGTATCTCGATGATAGAATTTCTTGTACGATTGAAATTCCTGAATTCACGTCTGATATAAACAAAGCCAAAAAATTTGAAAATAAGATGGATGCAGAAAATGCAGGTCGATTTTTTGGTGGAAAATATGGCTATAAAGTCATAGAAAATTAACATTTTATCACATTTTTTAAACAAAACTACTGTGTTTTAGCAGTAGTTTTTGTAATATGAAGTCTATCACTCTGCTAAAGCAGAGGACTTTTCAGCGTGGCAAATAATCTTTTTATTTGCTATGACTGGTTCCTGTTCAAGTGAATTATCATTCACAGTATCAACAGGCTTTATGGATTTATCCATTCCCACACTTCCCACGGTATTTCTACTTAAAATTCTAAGACCTTCATTTAGTATGTTAATTGCAGCATTTTCATCACGGTCTAAGTATGTTCCACAAGCAGGACAAGTCCAAAAGCGTTCTTCTAATTTTAGTCCTGTATATTTGTAACCACAATGATGACAAAGTTTACTAGAAGGATAAAAAGTTCCTATCTTTACATACTGTCTATGTTGTTCATTAGCTTTGTATGCTATCATATTGCAGAATGAACTAAAACTTGCATCCTGTATAGATTTTGCAAGTTTATGATTTTTCAACATACCTTTCACATTTAGGTCTTCGCTAACAATGACTTGGTTTTCGTTCACTATTTTTCTTGACCATTTATGTTGAAAGTCTTTTCTTTGATTTTTAATCTTTTTATGTAGTTTAGCAAGTTTTAATTGAACTTTTTTGTAGTTTTTGCTAAACTTTTTACATTTACTTAAAATTCTTTGTGTTTTCTTTATTTTGTATTCAGTATTTCTATAATACTTAGGGTTTTCAATTACTTCTCCACTATCAAAAATAGCAAAGTCCTTTAAACCTAAATCAAACCCACAAGCATCAAATTTGGGTTCTATATAGTCTGGTTCAGGGAGTTCACAACAAAGACTGGCAAAATACTTGTTTGTAGAAGTTTTCTTAATTGTTATATTGTAAATGTGTATTTTAGACCAATCTGAATTATTGTAGTTTCTAAATTTAATCAACCCTAGTTTAGGAACTTTAATATGTTCATAGTTTTCAATTCTTATGTCATATCCTTTACTTGTCTTTGTAGCTGCTATTCTAAATGAGTTTTTCTCACCTTTCTTATGAAACTTTGGAAATTTCTGTTTAGATTTAGAATTACCTTTTAAAGAATTAAAGAAATTGTTGAATGCTGTCATACAGTCCATATAACTATTTGCTAACGCTTGCGAAGGAACTTTTGTAAGAAACTTCCATTCTTCTTTAAAACTCTTCAGTGTTGGATTAAAACTTAATTTATAGTCTTCCCATAGTTCTTTCTTCAAGGCTAGAACATGATTATACACAAATCTAGAACAACCAAGAGTTCTGTCTATGAGAACTCTTTGTTCCTTGCTTGGATATAATCTTATTTCTAAACCTTTTTTCATAATTAAAAAATCCTATTAGTAGGACGAGTACTAATAGGATGAATCTATTTCTAGATTTTAAAATTCATTCTATTATTGAAATCTCGTCCATTACAATAATCTATATTATATTTATATAAGTTTCATTTTAATTTTTGTATTTTGTGCCAATTCATATCACCATGCTAAAGCATGGGATTTTTCTTGGCGCAGTTCTATAAATAACTTATGTGAATTTATTAAAAGGTGTGATTTATGTCAATTAATGAAACATTAGCAAATACTTTCGATATTGAACTATCTGAACAACAGGTAGAAGATACATCGTCACGTATAAATGAAATTAAAACAGGTATAGCTGAACAAAAGTATACCCTTGAAGATAAAGAATATATTAGAGCAGAATTGCAATCTTTGATTGAAATCAATAGATCAGTTCTTGAAACACTCAGCGAACAATGTAAATTGGGTGCTCCTCCAAGAATGTATGAAGTATTTGCAACTTTATCTAATACAGTTTCTACAAACTTGATGTCTTTGGCTAAACTTGACCAGACTATTACTGATTATCAAGTTAAAGAATCTGATGAGAATTTGCGTAAAGAAGCAATAGCAGAACGCAAGAATGCGTTAATTTCGAAAGCAAATAACGGAAATGTACCAGCATTAACGCAAATAAATAACACATACAATTTTACTTCTAATGAAATGCTGAACATGCTTAAATCGCTGGATTTGAAGAATGAAGTTACAGCAGAAGAAGATTTACCAAAATTTGATTTACGTTAATATGAAATTTTCAAGTTATTACAAAATGTTGCATCGAGATGAATTCTTTGACGGATTCTTCTCGAAAGAAAAGGCAAAACTGTCTGAAAATTGTATTGCACATGCTGAAGAATTGTATAAAGATACATTAGAAATGCTTTGCGAATATATATTAACAGAGAATAAATTTGCATTGGGTATTATGCTAACCAAGCAGAATTCTAAAATTGCTAAGCGATTCTTTGATTACTTAACAAATTCAGACACAATTCACATGAATAAGAATGCAATTTTAGAACGCATTGATAATTTTTTCGAAGAGGTTAAACTAGATGAAAACTATAGACGAATACTTAAGTGAAAATGTTAAACCAGTGAACTTTGATAAAGTTCTCAATGTTGGTAAAATTAACATTTTTGAAGCTGAAGATCCTATGGCTGCTGACCCAATGGGTGGTGGTGATATGGGAGGCGATCCTATGGGAGGCGATCCTATGGGAGGTCCTCCAATGGGCGGTCCAAGTGGAGATGATGCAGGCTTTGATAACGCAGAAACAAATGACGATGATGAAGAAGAATCTGAAGAAGACAAGAAATTGAAAGAATTAGATTTGGAAGGTCATGAAGACGATCCTGACGCAACTAGCGGAATTAAAGATATTGACAATGCTACACTTCCTGCAAAACCAGCTGCTGAATCCATTTATGACTTTAATTCACTATTCAAATCAATTGCAGCAGTTCGTTCTACTGCATCTGAAGAAGAATTAAAAGGATTTGATCAGATTGAAAAAGCTCTTACATTGATTGGAAATGGTAAGAAATTGAAGATGGAAGATGTTGCTTTCGATGATCCTGAAAGCGCAATGGAATTGATTAACAAAGTTGAAGAACCTTTGGATATTAAGTTGAAAAACTACATTGACTTGAAGATTAAGCAACCAATTATTCTTTACCGTGACCAGAATAAGGCTGATATTGCCGATAAAGCTGCTGAAAATGATAAGGCACGTGATGCAATTGATGCTTTAAACAAAAATACTACAGAAACAGAAGAAGATAAAAAATAATTTATGAAGTTAGCAGTAAATGATTTTTACAATTATAGACCTGCATCGCAATGGGCATTTGATGTAGCATTTTCTGACGTTTGCTTATTGTCAGAAAAGTCAAAAATAAATGGCGTTTATCAGCCTATGGCTACAGGTGTATTAACTGAAGAAGATTTACTGCGTATTAGACAATCAGTAGTAGCTGTAACTCAACCAAAGTTCTCTATTACTCCTAATATCAAGAACTATGGTCATTTCGATTTTCCAATTCCGATTTACGATACTAACGATATTAGATTGACAGTAACGTTTGAAGATACAGATGATTGTCTAATTTCCTTCAAATTATTAGCCGCTTTAAGCGGAAATTTAGTCACACCTAAAGAAATACCTGTATGGACTAACGTTCATGCAGGTATCTTCATTCGTTTATACGAATACGATACTTACAATTTGGATTTAACACGTCCTAACACTAAATCTGCGCAAAGAGCAAATTATAATACAACTGCAGTTAAATATTACTACTGCAAGTTAATTGAAAATACTGAACCAAATTACAATAGAAATAGCGAAAGTCCTTCTGTTGCTACTTTGAAATTGACGTTTTTGTCAGTTCCAGTGTTAACTTACACAGTTGATACAAGTGCAGTTACAGCAACTGAACCAAGTGTAGTAAATGTTACAGAATTACTTGAAAAATTCTGGGAAAATTCTAAGAATCTTGTTAAATCACTTGATAACTTTATTGAAAGCGCATCAAATGATGCTTATAAACGCTTTAAGAATAGTAATTTTGCAGATTTGGCGACACAATATAAAGAATGGGCAAAACAAAAAGGTGAAAAGTACATGACACCTACATTAGCAACAATTGGCGAATGGGTGCGTAGTGCAAAACCTCTTGCTCAAGATGGTAAAGAATTCTTTACAGATAAAGCTCAGCATGTTTGTGCAGCTGGCGTTTCTTGGTCTTACGCATTACTTAGAACTTTACAAGGTGACCAAACTGCATCATACACTCCAATGGGTAATGGTAACTCTTGGGGTAAAAATGTCGAAAATATCGACAGTAATACAAAGAAAAATCAGTCATTTACTGATATTGATATTGCTAAGAATAATTTGCAAAATGGTCAATCATTTATCGTTAGAATGAAAGATAAAACTGGCGAAAATGAATTTGGTCACGTCGTAATTATTTCGAAAGACAACGCTGGTAAGCTAAATTACACATCTGATGCTATTCAAGATAATTGGCGTACTGCTTGGCAAGCATATAAAGATTCTAGCAAATACGAATATGACGTGATAGATTTAGAGAAAAATTATAATCCAAGAGCAGGGTCATAAATACTAAGTAATGGCCGATTATACATACGATCAATTAAAAGAAAGTACTGAATTAGATAAGGGCGTAATAGAAACCTATAAAAATAGTGACACTGCTATTGGTAAATCGATATACAATCAAGCAAAGCACGATATAGAAGCTAATACAGTATCGCTAGATGAAAAACAAGCTGCTGCTAAAGATAAAATTTCTTACCTAGAACAACAAAACGAGCTTACATTACGACTCTTAAATATTCCAGGTGGCGAGTACAAAGCTCAATTAGCAAAATCAATTTCTGACAATAATTTGCAAATTGATAATTTAAA